TGGAGTTCATACGTTTGCTCTTCCGTTCTGTTTTTTTTTTTTTTTTTTAAAATTTCAAAATTTCTCAACTTAAGCCCTGTGACACGGAGGGAAGAGGAAGTACGAGCTAGGCCAGGTGCGGCTTTGCTGTGCTTCATTCGTGTAAGACAGGTGGTTGAAGAACTTTCGAACTTCGCTTTTGGTAGGGAAGTGATCGAGTGTAAATGGCAATTGTGGATTGTCAGGAGAATCTCCGAATACTAAGGTGAGGCCGGCAGGGTTAGGTGTAAAACCTTGTCGAGCATAGTAGAGGTAGATTTCTTCTAGACAGGCGTGGACACGGCGGTGGTTGCCGCAGGCAGCGTAAGCGAAACCGATAGCTTGGGCCATCGTGATTTCGGGGGTTGGATTACGTGCTTTCGTGTGATAGAATTGCGCTAGCATCAGGATTTCATCACGGTACGGGAGACCATGATTGTTCCGATAACTCAAGACTTCTCTGCCTTGAAGGCGGTTCGCGAGCTCGCTCTTTTCGAGAGAGATCACGGCCTTGAAGCGGAGGTCGGCTTGTTCAGCCAGCTTAAGCAAAAATGCTTCGTGAGAGTTGGGGGGAATGAGTGCGTTGAAGCGGATGATTGAATCATCGCCTTGCACTTTAATGATGCACTGCTTTGGGTCAAAGCCCATTGCAGAGAGGAGGGTTGCCAACATCGTGTAGTTGTACCAAGAGTCGAGCAACTGAGTGATGAACAGGCCAGAAGGTATTCCGGCGTAGTTCCGAACATACATGCGACCATCGGGTAAGACGATTGCAGCATCGAAAAGATTTTCGAGTGTCCAGAGCCAGAGACGTTCAAGTTTCAGAGCTTTGTCGTGGGACCAATCCGAACTGGTGTCCGGGTAGTTGACGTTGGGTAAGTAACCGCGGGTGAAGTCGAGGTAATCACGGATGTTTTGCATGATACGTTTGATGACTGTAAAATAGGCGCGTTTGTCGAAACGTTTCCAGTCGAGGGTCAGAAAAGACCGTTGAACTAGACCAGAGAAGAGAGCAGCGTTGAGCCGCATCCATCCACCGGTAAAGGTTTCATAGCCCCAAAGCATTGGGGTGGTGCCAGGCGTGAGCTTGGCGTACGCGATATATTCCCAGTAAAACATCGTGTCAGCGATGATCCATGGTTTAGAGACGCCCCAGATGGTTCGCATCTTGTCGGGGTCATTCTTCTTGACTATAGCGGTTTTGGTGTGGAGCAACATCGGGAAAATAAACCGAGATTTGAAGTATGTAGTGTCTTCGAGTCCGGTTGAGTCCGTGAAACCTGATTTGATGACGTGGTGCCATCGGCGTACCCATGAGAAGATTGTGTCCTTCATAAAGCCAAATTTGGCGGGGACCAACTGAGTCAGAGTCTGAGGGTTTGGGTCAGTACCGTGACGTCGAGCAGCGTCTTCGGGGTTAACGTAGTGTTTCCAGGATTTAGTTTCAGCGTCATAATAGTCGCCAAAAACTTTCCGATTGTTGAGGAAGTAGTCGTCAGTAGAGAACGGAGGTTCAGCGTTTACTTGCCACTTGTAGGGGTAGTGGTGTTCAACATCGTTAAGATGTGCTGGGAGACATTTCTGCGGTGGGCGGAAGGCTTCGGTCATACAGTGTAATCCATATTCGAAGTGTTCGTCCATTGGGACGTCGTGGTATTCGACATCGTTAGCGAAGAAATCCGCGAGGATTGCGTCTTCTGTGATGTCAGAGCGTCGGTATTCGTGAGTGATAAGGTGTATCTCTCGATCAGTTAAGAACTGGTTGAATGAATGGCGCAGTGTGACGTGGTGTGCAGCTATGCTTCGTTCGTTGGGAACAGGAGCGTGTGGGTGGTAGTGATAGCTACCGATCTGTTCGAGGTTTCCGTCGGATTTGAAAATCCGTGTGATACGGTTGACGAGTGAGGTGAGGTATTCCATTGAGAAGTGAAGATAATCAAAGATTCCAAAAGATGTATATTAAAGTCCGT